TGGGCTTTGCCAGCTTTAGTATAAGGATATTTCTTATCACCGACCATTGGCATAATTAGCCTCCGTGGAATTGAGTGGCTTGGTTAGTAAACAGCTCGATTGTAGCAATGTAAGTAATAGAGGATGTACCAGTCTGAGATATCTTAATCTGATCTCCAGCCTCAATAGCAACTACAGCATCAGACAGTAGAACAAACTCACCTACGCCTAGGTTCTTACCACCGATGATATAATGAGTAGCATTCTCTGATACATCATACCAAGTAACGGTAGGAGTATTAGTGCCAGCAGTACTGACAATGTACATCAAAGACCATAGACCAGTGTTCTTGGTAGGCACAGTGAAGATAGTCTCTTCTGCCGTGGTGGTCTTAGTTTTAGCTACGGATATCGTACGTGCCATGGTTTATAGTCTCTATAGATGCTATATTATACCACACTTTTTACTGTTTGTCAACTGTTTTCTTACCTAACCAGCCCTGAACAGTGTCTGTTTCCCAGATACGGATAGCTGTCCAGACGATCGTAAACAGGGCTGCAACGGCTGGTAGCACGTCAGCTAGGGTACCTATTACCGTGACCACAGAAACCCCGTCTAGGACGTGTTTAGTGCCTTCTGATATGTGTTCTGCTGCCATTACAGTGCCTCCGACATTTGCCTTATGATACCGTTGATATAAAGGATAGCTACTATAATAGCTGCCAGTCCAAAACAATACACCTTGAGCATAAATAACTGCTTTCTGTCATGCCCGTCCTCGTTATAAATCTTTTCCCAGTCCTGCTTCATGCGCGCTTCAATCCTGATAATGTCATCTACAGCCTTCTGACCGTAGTTTCTTTTGACTTCATCAAGCATTTCTTGTCGCATGTCATGGATCTCTCTGAATCTTTTCCACTCTTCCACAGCTTCAAAGAAGTGAGTATCAGGTTTTCTTACTGCTTGTTTACGCCTGTAGGCTTGCCTTGCAGACAGGTCAGCTTTGCCTAACTGTCCTATCTCTTTAGTAAGTTCCTCGAGTTCCTTACCAACAGCTAAGCCTTCCTTAATACCAGAGATTGCTGCTCTGGCTGCTGTGGTTACTGGATCCATCAGCTAGGCTTAGTAGGCCAAACAACATCGTAAGGAAACCCTTCTTGAGCAGGCACATCACGCAAGGCTTGGCGATAAGGAGCCCACTTGTCTTTGGTAGCCTGCGGCACATCTGCAGCCTGAGTCCAGTCAGTAGCAGCTAACAAACGATCACGTTCAGTACGTACTTGAGCAGCTACTTCCTCTTCAGTAGGAGGAGGCGGAGCAACATATTCAGCAATAGTTCCCCATTTGCCTTCAACGCATTCAGCAAAGATTTTATGAGTATGCTCAAGATCCCCAGAAGCTACTGCAGAAAAACGAACATATTCTTCTGGAAGATGCTCAAAGTTAACATCGCAGTCAAGAATAGTATGTTCTGAATTAGCCCACTGAATATTTTTAATATCTAAAAAATTAACTTTCATTTAAACTCTCCTAAGAAATCCTTACCCAAAGACCAATAACGCCCCATGTGTTACTGTTTGCTGGGCAGTTAGTCATTGCTCTCCATGTTCCTGTATTTATTAAAGTCTGCCCAGCCACTGTTCCGTTACCAATTACGTTATCTCTCCACAGATTATCTGACTGGTTGTAGAAAGCTGCTCCAGATGTAGAGTACAAAGAACTTCCAGCAATTGTTGTATTTCGTGAGTAGCTAGTAGTAGCGTTTGCTGGCCTGCCTAGCTGATAAGTACCTATGTCATCTAAAGTAGTACTTGCCCCAGCAGTGATATTCCCAGAACCTAACAAAGAAGTGCCATTAACTGTTTTGATATTAGTACCAGATACTAATGTAGGCTGAACAGTCACAGCCCCAGTGCTACCATTAACAGTGGTTACGTAGTTTCCTAAATTTGAAGCTGCTGCTCCTGTAGCAAGCTTAGCAGCCGTTACTACACCGTTATCAATAGTCCAGGTAGAACCAGAAGAAGAAACAGTTATATCACCTTTATCTCCGTCAGTTACTCCAGTAGTTATGTTTCCAGAACCTAGCAAGCTTTCTGAATTAATAGTTTTTAAATTAGTACCAGAGACAAGCGTGTCTTGCTTAGCATCCAGTAGAGCATCAGACTGAGTCTTTGTATACACATCAGTAAATGAGATTGTCTGATACGACAAAGCCTGAAACTCATCACCAGCGGTAGCACCTACAGTTAAGACAACAGTAGTGCCATTAGTGGCAGTAAAGTCAGTACCAGGAATCAGCAGAACACCGTTCAAGAATACGTCAACATAGCCTGGGACATAACCGCCAGTGATATTAAACGTAGTCTGACTAGCAGTAGCTGTTTCGTTAGTTATTGAACGAACAGTATTGCCAAATGGAGGTACGCCTATGTAGCTCATATATACCCTTACTCAGAAATATCTATCATTTTAGGAGTATCTTTCATCTTGGCAACTGCAAGCAAAAGATCTTGACTATTTTCATTAGCCTTAACCATTTCATTCCTGAAAGACTCTACAGCAGATCCAGTTTGAAAGTTAACTCTATTGTTTTCTATAATCAGTACAGGCAACCAAGCCATAGAACAGCCCCACTCATCAATCTCTTTACCACTTTGTGGATCAGTACCAGCTATCTTCATAAACCAAGCGCATTCTAACTGCTTGCACGGCTGAAACTTATTTAATGGGCAATTTGATTTAGGTTCTATTTTCATTAGTCTTTAGTTGCAGTAATTACGTTTAAGTATTTAACAGCTAAGTTGATTGCAGTGCCAGTAAAAGAAGCAGTTGCAGATCCAGATATAGAGTGCGAGTGAGACCCGCCTCCTCCTGTTGAGCCTGTACTTCCAATATTACTCACGTTGCCTGGGTCTCCGCCAGCACTACTATTACTAGAAGTTGAACCACCAGAGTGGCTATGACTAGGAATCTGAGAGGTTGACAAAGTAGTCGCACCTGCGCTCAGGCCTCCTGTATTAACTGAAACAGAACCAGCAGGGGTTTGTGACGCAAAAGCAGTAGTAAAATCTACCGAACCTCCTGTAGTTCCGGCAGTTCCAGTTACAATTCTAATAGCGTGGTTATTATAGTTAGTAGTGTCTTTAGTCCACCCAGTAGGTGCTGCATTCTGGGCAAACATTAAACGAGTACCTGTTTCAAAACCAGCAGGCACATTATCTAGAGATCCTGCAGCAACATCGCCGTTAGAATCTACAGATAATTTTGCTAGGTTTCTGGCGTTACCCATGATTAAACACCTTGAGCTTGTTGTGCAGCAGCTTCTTCCTCAGCAGCCAACCGAGCAGCTTCTTCAGCAGCTAACCGAGCAGCCTCTGCTTCAGCAGCTAGACGAGCAGCTTCAGCTTCATCCCATTTAACTAATGCCTGGGAGACCCACTCAGGAAGCTCAGTAATAATTTGATTCTGTGGATGTACAATAGTATTATTTACGAACTGGCGTTTAAATTCAATCTCGCCGTATGTATCATACCACTGCAACGCATGGATATCAGTAGGTGCAAAAGACAGGTCTAGTCCAGAATAAGAAAATCCTTCTTTGTAAACAGCACCATCTACTGGAATAATTGTTAAGCGCATTTAAAACTCCTAATCTTTTGTTGCCCGAATAACATCAACATATTTTACAGCAAGATTTATTGCAGTACCTGTGAAAGTAGCGGAACCAGAAATGGAGTGCGAGTGAGATCCACCACCGCCCGTGTTACTTGAAGAAGTTTGATTTCCAGTCAGAGAACCTGCGGCGGTGCCAATGTAAGGAGGACCCCCGCTGCCCACGGTATACCAAGGAAGCGTATGACTGTGGCTTGGGATATCAGACGTTGTTAAAGTATATGACCCAGCACTTAACCCAGTAGTGTTAATGGAACCAGATGGTGTTTGAGACGCAAAAGCAGTAGTAAAGTCAATCGTACCGCCAGTTCCAGCAGAGCCAGTTACAACCCTAATACCAGAGTTATTGTAGTTAGTCGTGTCTTTGGTCCATCCAGTAGGTGCAGATGTCTGCCCAAACAGCATTACTGTTCCAGAATCAAAAGATACTACAGCTCCTGGAGCTAGTTTAGCTGCAGTAACAGCAGCGTCAGCAATCTTAGCAGTAGTTACCGCGCTGTTCTGAATATCACCAGTCTCTACCGCATTAGCATCTACAGCAGTAGCTAAAGGTGCTGGACTTGCCCCAATGTAAGCCATTAGCTAATCTCCAATACAGAAGCAATTGCGTCAGCAGAGCTTGATGCTGATGTAACTACTTTGAGTACGTCTCCATTTTCTAGGACTACTTTCTGGTCACCTCCTACAGGAACTAGTGCGCCACCAGTAGCAATCGTTGCATTCTTTACAACGTAGTAGTCACTACCTCCAGTAGTGATGTACACACTAGCTGTAATCGGACTAGCTGACGTATTAGCTACCGTCATGCCAATCACGGTAGTAGCTGTAGTAGCTGTTACCAGAGATACGGCAGTAGTGCCTACACCAGATGAAACATAATTCTTAAAAGTATTAGCCATGATTTATCCTAGAGCAATTGCAAGGGCTACAGCAGTACCAGCAGGATCAGCGTCTAGCGCAGCAAAGGACAATGAAGATCCATCGGTGGTTAGATATTTACCAGAGTTACCAGTCTGAGTTGGGAAAGCAGCTACAAAACTATAAGCATCGTTCCAGTTACCCTGGCTTACGTTGGTAGGAATACTGTAGCCAGTAGCATAACTGAGAGACAATGTACCACTAGAAGTAACAGGATTGCCAGAGACAGCCAGTCCAGTAGGTACTGACATGTCAACGCTAGTGACAGTACCAGTGTAAGTCTCTGAAGTGAGATAACCTGCAGATGCATGATTACCCCAACCGTAAGCAGTATCCCAATTAGTCGTGTCAGTAGAGGTAATTGAAGCTGCTTCACTAGCAGAAAAAACTGGATCAGTCTCAGTAGTTAGATATCCTGCACTAGCATGGTTGCCCCACCCATAAGCAGTATCCCAGTTTGTTACTTGAGTGCTGGTGATACCTGCAGCAGGGGCAGCAGAAAACACTGGATCAGTCTCAGTGTAACTAGTCAGGTATCCAGCAGAGGCGTGGTTTCCCCAGCCGTATGCAGTGTCCCAGTTAGTAGTATCAGTGCTAGTAATGTTAGCAGCTTCGCTGGCTGCAAAAACAGGATCAGTCTCAGTAAAGCTAGTTAAGTATCCAGCATCGTTGGTCAGTGTAGATACATTGTCTCCAGGCTGAACAGCTGAATCAGCCAAACTGCCTTGAGCAGCAGTCGCATAAGCAGTACTGTTAGTAGTAGCAGCAGAGCCTAAACCAAGATTGGTACGAGCAATAGACGCATCTGTAAGATCTGATAGGTTGTTAGCGGCAAGTAGAGTACCAGCACCAGACACATAAGCAGCAACCCAGGCACTACCAGTGTAGACCTTCATTGCGTTGTCAGTAGAACTGAAGTACAAAGCACCTGCTACAAGAGCATTGCCATCATTGTCTAGTGTAGGATCAGAAGACTTAACACCTAAGTAACGATCATCAAAATTATCATAAGCAGCTAGAGCAGAGTCCCTTGCAGATTCAGCAGCGGCCTGTGCACTGGCTGCAGAACTTGCAGACGAGGAAGCAGCACTGGCAGAACTAGCTGCAGCAGTGGCTGAGTTGGACGCATTAGTGGCTGAAGTAGCAGCATTACTTGCCGATGTAGAAGCAGCAGATGCGCTAGAGGCTGCGTTGGTCTCTGAAGTAGAGGCAGCAGATGCGCTTGAAGCAGCAGAGGTTGCGCTGTTAGACGCATTGGTAGCTGAGGTACTGGCATTAGATGCCGAGGTAGCCGCAGCAGCAGCTGAGTTGGACGCATTAGTAGCAGCAGTAGAGGCCGTAGAAGCACTGGAAGCAGCGTTGGTTGCTGCGGTTTCAGCGTTAGTCTCTGCAGTTTCTGCGTTGGTTTCAGCAGTCTCAGCAGCAGCCTGGGCAGCTTCAGCAGCAGCTTGTGCAGCCTCAGCAGCAGCTTGAGCAGCTTCTGCAGCAGCCTGTGCAGTTTCAGCATTAGTCTCTGCTGTAGCAGCATTACTTGCTGAGGTAGAAGCAGCACTAGCAGAGGAAGATGCAGAAGAAGCTGAGGAAGAAGCTGAACTTGCTGAAGAAGCAGCATTGCTTGCGCTTGTAGCTGCAGCACTTGCTGAGGCAGAAGCAGCAGAGGCAGAGGCAGCAGCAGCTACTTCAGAGGCTAACGCAGCAGCAGCACTAGCAGCAGCTTCAGTGGCCTTGTTAGAGGCTACACTGGCCTCATTAGCTGCGTCAGTTGTAGCGTCACCTGGACCGCCAGGACCGCGATAGATAGCCATTCAGGGAGTCTCCTTACAATTTACTCAACATACTGAGTGATTTTACTCAATACACTGAGTAAATTGCCCAGACCTCCAAAGAAGCCTGGGCAGATCTACTACTTAGGCAGGAACAGCGAGAGCAACAGCAGAACCGTCACGCAGCTCAGCGACACCGTACAGCATGTCAGACGTGAACAGCGTACCAAGGTACTCTTGCTTGTACTGGGTCTGCGAACGAACACCCATCTGCTCAGCCAGGACAAAAGCGTCCTTATGAGCAAGCAGAGCGATACGGCTGGTGTCAGTCGTAGCCGTGTCAGCGTTCGTGGTAACATAAACCTTTACACCGTAGATGTCACCAATCTGACCGTTACGAATGGTGTTGCCACCGCCAACTTCACCAACGAAAGCTTGCTCGGTGAAACGTGCGATACCCATCAGGCTGTTACGAGCCGAAGGAGGAACGATCAGGAAACGATCGGTCATGGGAACGTCAGCATCGTCAAGACGCTGAATGCTACGGCGAATAGCAGCATCAGTAATAGCCGTACCAACGTTGGTGCCATCGACATAAGCGGTAGTACCGTCACCGCCCAGGTAGGCTTTGTCGTAGTCAGCAGTACCGTCACCGCCGTTAGCAGCACGACCCAGCTGAATCAGGTCAGTATCAACCTGCTTAGCCAGAGCGTAGCCAGCGTCATCGGTATAGAACTTACGCAGCGAGGACAGAGCCTGGACTTCAACGATGTCTTCGATCAGGCGTGAGTACTCGTAGTGCTTGTTAACGAGAACCTGAACTTCGGTCTCGGTAGCAGCAATCAGAGTAACCTGAGTCGAAGCAGCCTTAGCCGAAGCGTTGCCACGAGTGGGTTTAGGAATGTGCAGCGTATCGCCCTTCTTACCTTTGAAGGACATCTTGCTGAACAGGTTAGCTGCAACCAAAGACTTCTTATAGGCTGCAACGATTTCGTCAGACCAAATCT